TTTGGATTTATATTAACCTCGTAACCGCTTACTTCTCCGTTTCTCTGCATTTCATCGAGAACATCATCACAGAGTGCCTCCAGTGCAGCAACTCCTGATGCCTCCAGCAGCCCTGTATCAGGGTCTATATAAGCAGGTCCAGATACTTTCTTAATCAGCACCTTGTTAATCCCCCTAATAGCTTTATCAATGGTTCTGTTGTTTTCGATATAAGCAAAATCACTCTCTAAACTAGTAGCAGTAAAACTATCATTAAGGAAAGTCCCTGCGACTCCTGTATGCTTTACCCCGAAGATATAGCCTTTATCGTTAATAGTTTCCAGCTGTTGTGGAGTATAGTTTCCTATAGCTGAACCATCACAAAAACAGATGCTATCCAGTTCTCTTGTTTTTTCTACACCTCCTGTAAGAGCCTTGACATAAGCCGTGGAAACTAAATTTTGCTTTTCTACCCATGCAATACTCTCGCTTACTTTAGCTTTTGACACAGCACCTAATACAGCACCAATACAAGAAATAGAAGCGTTGGTTTGGGACAAATAAGCGCCTCTCCCTCCGCCGTCTTGACCGATAACCACACTTACCCTTTCAGCATTCAATGTATGCAGGTCTGGCAGTTTAGTCATGTCTTCCGCTGTTATTTTTACCGAAAGAAGCAAACTCAAAGGGATATTTAATTCGCCTAATTCTGAAGCAATCTGATTAAGTTTGCTCACTGAATTTGAAAGGGTATTTAAATTCCTTTTAAAATCACAAACAGCAATCTGTCTGATGTTCCCTTCCGCAAAGTTCTGCATGACCTTTACTTCTGTATAATTGCCGTCACTCTCTGCAACTGACTGAACATATAGTTTGGCTCCCTCATTCACTCGGAAGAACTCCGAAACATGGTAATGGAGTACAGGGTGCGTTGTCGCTGTGATACCTGCTTTATCTAATTCGCTAACAGATAATATCAAGCGCTTATCCGTGGCTGTTTCTCCATAGACAATGATTCCAGAGATGAAATCTGTGCCTTCTTGTCTTCTGCCAAGTCCGCCGTTTTCTCTAATAAATTTTACTCCGTTCATTTTTACTGAGTTATTTGGTTTTTAAGTTCTGTAAGAGCCTTAATAAGGTCTTCTGCATTTGGTTTTTCTGCAAGTTCTACTTTGAAGTAGGCTGCTAGTGACTTCATTTTATTGAAGTTTTTAGGAATCAGCTCTAATTCCATTAGCTCTGATACCTTTTGGTCTCTTTTATCGCCTTGTTCATTAGCAGTATTATCTACTGCTTCTACTGTTTTCTCCCTTTTTGGAGTAACTTTTTCTACTGTTTTGTCTTCAAGAGTAGATGCATAGTTTACTGCATCGTTTTCCAGAAAGAAAAAATTACCGTCAGCTGTTTTATAAGCTACATCTAGCTTTGGATTATCTATAAATACTTGTTCCATTGTTTTTTACTTTAAAGTTTAGATTTAATGAATAGAGGAGCTACACCAACGATAATAAATAGTAATAAACTGAGTGCTCCAAACCACATAAGGGCTGAATGATACCACTTAAAGGGTTTTTCTATATAAATGGGTATCTGTTTGCTCTCATGCTCATTCACATACTTATCATAGAGTTTAAGAGCTAATTTTTCGGCTTCCGCCTTGCAATCTATCGTGAGTTTATTGCCGCTAAGTGCTACCTGTGGAGGTTGTAATATCCTGCCTCTTGGTGGGTTTTTATAAATAGTTCTAATCTTGGGAGTTCCTCCCTCCGGGCAGTCTATCATGACCTCAGTCCTTACGCTGTCCCTCTGGGTTACTACCACGGTGTCTCTTACGAGGGTTTCCTTGGTAATGGTCTTTGTATTCTCTATTATTAGCGGTTCTGCAGGCTTCCTGCTTCCGCAGGAAACCGCAAAAACCAAAGCTAAACAGATAGATATGATTTTTAAATATGCATTTCTCATTGCTGTAAATTATAAGTGTTTGTATTCTGTTTTTGCATTAAAACTTGGGCAAGCTTTTTTTACCTCTGGAAAATCCCTGTGCCCTTGGATGACCGCCTTTGGAAACTGCTTTTTGAGTTTTTTAAGTAAATCAAGTAGTGCCTTTTTCTGAGCTTCCGTTCTGTTGTCAATAGGTTTGTTTTGGCTGTCCACTCCCCCGATGTAGGAGATGTTAATACTAACCGAATTAAACCCCTTAACTCCATTGGACACTTTCTCTATTTCCAAGAGCTGGACTACCTCTCCATCAGGCTTGATGATAAAGTGATAGCCGGGCATTTTCCACTTTAAAACATTCTTCCAATAGTTCTGGATAGAAGACACTGTCGCGGTCTGTGGCGTAGCGGTGCAATGCACGGCTAAAAACTTTATTTCTCTCATTGTTTTTGGCTTTAATCTACACTAATGCTGCGATAAATTTCTTTTCCAAAGGAACCGCAATGAAGTAGTGTCGGTAGTTAAGAAGGTTCGCTTGGTTCTCTGGACTTTTACCCGCTTCAGAGAAATACTGCTTAGTAAGACCTGTTTTCTTTCTGACATTATCTACTACGAAGCATACAGAAGCTGGTTTGTCACCACTTGCCGGCACAGACCCGAAAGGTTTTTTTGTGGTTCCTGCATAATGAGGGCTTGCGATATACTTCTTGATTTCAAAACCTGCAATTACAGGAGATACTTCTCCACTTTTGTAATTGATAAGCTGGTCACCGAAGTTCTTTCTATCCTTTAAAAGAGCATTCCAATGCTTATTACAAAGCACCAATCTTCGTCCTTCTTCTGGCCATTCAAGTTCATCACACTTGTCTTTCAGTGCCACCAAATCCTCATAGGTACACTCCGTTCCTGCTATCTGTAATACAGGTGTTTTTGCTGCATTAGTATCAGGAGCAAGGGCGTGAAGGGCTTTCTTGTATTTCTTTGCATTGATAGAGTTGGTGTGTGATTTGGTCACTGCATCTATCTTGTCATAAGAAGCCCCAATAATCTGGTCATCCGTTACTTTTGTAGCTTTAGTTTGGTATTTATCCAACTTCACAATTACCGTGTCATCAGTAAAACTCTCTACTGCGATAGGGTAAGTTTGGTTATTGATTAAAACTTCAGGATTAAACTCTGTGGTAGGAATATGAATGATATTCTCTTCTCCCATTTCGCTTACATTTCCATCTAATTCGCTGACTCCGTCCAAGAAGTCTGCTGTTGCTCCGTTTTCAAGGGTTTGTCTTACACGACCTTCCCATATTTCTGGAAAATTCTTTGGCATTTCTTTTCTTTTTTTTAATGATTAAACAATAATTAAAGGGTTTTTAAAAGCTCTTTATAAGCATCTGGATTTTCAGCTTTAAAAGCTAACTGCTCATCAAGGCTCAATTTTTGGAAGTCCTCCATCTTAGCCACAGCACTCGTTCCTGCTGGAGTTTTTACTCCTGCACCGAAATTCTGTTTTGCCGGCAGAGAATCCAGCGTTGATTTAGCTAAATCAAAATTCTGCGCTGCAAGGTCAGCAAAAGTCTGGCGCTTGTCTGCTGTGATTTTCCCACAAGCAACGGCTTCGTCCAGCATCTTGTTCGTTGCTGTGAGTTTGGCTTCTTTTTCTTTCTCTACAAAAGCATTTACTTTCTCTTCCGATAAAGCTAATTGTGCTTTTAGATTGTTTTTCTCCTCCTGCAGTTTCAACACTGCTGTATTGACCTGCTCTTGTGTCGCCTCTTCTGTCTGGCCATCAAATCCCAATGCGATAAAGGCTAATTGTGACAATTTTAATTTCATTTTATTATTAAATTTAGGTTTAAAATCTTCTTGATTCTGTGCTATTGAAAGACACAGGGCTTTCATATCGGTTTCAGAGATTTCCTCTCCATCCATCATCAGTCTTAATGCTCCCGCATTACTTGGAATAGCAACAATAGATGCCTCGTGCAGACTGCATTTTTCTAAAATCAGCTCTCCATTTTGATAGGAAAAATCTTTTTTGCTGAAAGAAATCCCCATACTGGCCCCCTTTATTACTCCCCGTTCTACTTTTCCCGCTATGGTTTTGGCATTTTCGTCTTGCATATCAAAATCCGTATCAGCGGAAAGTTTTCCGTTTTCTGCCTTTATCTCTGTCCATTTTCCGATGACAGAAAGATTGGAGGGATTATGTCCATCAAGCATTACAGGATTAGCCTCAAATCTTTTAAGGTCTATCCCTGCTGTTTTAATCTTGAACCCATAGGAGTTCATTACATTTTCATCATTAAGTATGAATCTTGGCATTTTTATTTGAGTTTTAACGAGGCAAATTTGGGGGCTTTATCCGTGAAAAAAAAGAAGTTGTCTGATGTGCAAACAGTTATGTATAAACAAAATACGGGCATGTCTAAACCTTAGACTTTTCTTTTTTTAAGCAGAGGAATAGAGGGAATTTTGCGTGTAAAAACATTAAGAAATGGCGACAAAAAAAGACAGCATAAGACTTAAAGCAGAAGCCTACTATATAGAAAACATGGAAGCCTCACAAAAGGAGGTTGCTGCCCTTTATAAAGTTACAGAGCTGACCGTAAGCCGCTGGGTTCAAAAATATAACTGGGAGGAAAAACGCATGAATTTTCATGCTTCCCCTACGGTAATCAAACAGAAACTCCAGCAGGAGACCCTGCATATTATTAACGGCGGGGTTCCCACCTTCTCTGCAACGGGTGTAGAAAAACTTATGAAAGCCTTAGACCGTTGTGACAAGCAGGCAGACCCCGTGGTAGTGCATCGTATTTTAAAAGACCTGGATAACTTTATTTCAGAGGTAGACCCAGCCTTTGCTGCGCAATGTACACAGTATCACAAGCAATTCCTTCAACACCGTATAAGTATAGAAATCAATGGATAAAAAATACATCAAACTCTTACAGGATTACGACAAGCACTGCCTTCGTATCGCCAAGTCAACCTCTATCAATATCCATGAAAGCGCCAAAGAGAAAACAGACAGGATAAAGAGATTAGAAAAAGATTATATCTGCTGGTTTGAATATTATTTTCCGAATTACGCTAAGAAAAAATCAGCTTGGTTTCATGCTAAATTAGCAAAGATTATTGTCAAAAATAAACGACTGAGACTACTAGCGGAGATGTTCCGTTCAGCGGGTAAATCCGTGCATATTGATATGGGAATACCGCTCTATCTTTATTTAGTCAAAGAAGAACTCCGTTTTATGCTCTTGGTGGGAGAAACAGAAATCAAAGCCAAAAAACTGCTTTCTTCTATACAGGCACAACTGCAGTTTAATAACAGAATTAAAAACGACTACGGAGATAAGTTTTCTGCTGGAAACTGGGCGGATGGTGATTTCGCAACCACAGATGGAGTAAGGTTTATGTCCATTGGATTTGGACAGAATCCCAGAGGAGCGAGAGAGGAAGCAGACAGACCAGATTACATTGTAGTAGATGATGTGGATAGCAAAAAATCAGTCAATAACGACCGTATCATGCGGGAGAGCGTGGATTTCATTACCGAAGATATTTGGGGAACTTTTGATGCTGACGAGAACGCCATAGAACGATTTATCTATGCAAACAACAACTTTCATAAGAACTCTATCACCAACCGATTGAAGCTTTATTTTAAGGCGGTCATAGAAAATGCAAGTATAGAGAATGAAGAG